GACTTTAAAATCAAATCCAATAACAACACGAGGACTACCCACTTGAAAAGTCTGCGCTACCATACTTCCTTCCAACGGTTTTCCTGCTACTCTATATGTATATGTGTACGGATAATATCCACTATAATAATATTTCCAATACCAATAGTACCCATAATAATTTCGGTAGTAACGCCAGCTCGTTCTTGTTACATAACGATAAAAAGCGGCGTAATTTGCAATATCAACATAGCTTGTTGCTGACGTCCAACGCTTGTCGATAACGGGAGTAAATTTTGGCATTAAATACCCCCCAATCTCCACTCCTTCTGACGATAACTGTCTGATAAGCTTGTTATTAATTCTAGCGTCAAACGGAAAATGGACCCCATCATCAACAGACGCACGATACAAAGGATCACCCGAATTTGAATCTTTGTTTTCGAGGGTCATATCTAAATTAGTAGCAAATGGCGTGTTTGGTGAGATTCCAACTTTTGATGCAACTCGACCCAGCTGCAAAATTATTCCTCGGATTGTCGCATCGATGCTTTCTGTGCGCCCTTGCAACTCCCCCAGCCCACCAGTCTCCATCGCCGCCTGTAATTTCAAAATAGACGGGACGATTGTTGGGTCAACGCCGCCTAGGTCAAAAGGAACATCACCCTCCTCAGTTAAAAGTAGCGGTAATTGTGTCATAAATTCCATCGATGTATCCATCAACGTATCTATCCTTGTAATGAGATCATTCAGTGTCGTCATTATTTCATCTCCGTTTTATTAATTGTTTTTTGCTGCTCTAACTGAGTTCTAAATCGCGAAACTATCATATTTAAAATATTTAGAAAATAAGCTTCTAAATAAAGATCTAAATTATTTTTAGCGGTCTTTTCAATTTCACGAGACATTCCGTCAACGTCCAGAGGGGAATATACGAATTCAAACTCGACCGTGTTCCCTCTGCCAATAACCAAAATAATTGTATAATTTACGCCCTCAGATTTCGGAAAACCGTCAGAAATTTCTGAGTACCTTGAATAGGCGTACAGTGTGCCGTCCTCTAAATAAATTCCGACCCCTCTGATAAACATATCTTCGTCAGCAGGAATTGCAATATATAATTCTGTATAAACAGACCCATTTTTGCGCGACGTTTTCGCATTTTTAGCTAAAATATCGCCCTTGTACACAGCATTTAGCATTGATAAGCCATCATATCCATCAAAAGCCACGCCGTCGTCGACCTGATAGTACGCTAACGCAGGCATCTTTCCCTCTAATAATGAAAGATTCTCCGCCTCTAGGCCTTCTTGCGTTATCTCCAGCACTATTGCCATAATTTACCCCTAATTAATTAAAATCATCCCGAAAATTTTTGTTGGTATTTTTGTTGTCACTGGTATTTCATTTTTTACATAATCATCAGCAAATATCAACCCCGACAATGCGATTTTATTCTCCACCAAGCGATCTTCTATAGTAGTTAATTCATTTTTCTAAAGACACTGATTAGCGAATCGCGTTTAGTTGATTGTTCAAAATTTACAATCAAAGCTGGCATAGCCAAAATCGGCGTTAAAAAAACATTTTTCCTTACATTATTAGAGCCTTTAATAACAACCAAACTGTTTAAATCAATCTTTTTAACAGTATGTATTTTTTTAACAACGTTTGTTTTTTTATTGTCAAACGCTATTATTAAGCTGGATAAATTAACGACAGAATAGGATTTAAATTTATCACCCACCCCTTTAATTTCCTGAAGAGAGAGCGCAGAAAAAACCTTTACAAGGCTATCTGCATATTTTTTTTTCACGTGGTTAAATGAAAAAAAACCCATCCTTAAATTTTGCTGTGAAATAATGCTCTTTTTTATTAAATTATCATTTTTTAATGATCCAAAACTGACAATTTTTATTTTTGAATTTGTTGGAAATATATTTTTTTTTGAGGGACCTTTTCGATCATTAATATTTGTGACTGAGAAAATAAATTCACTAACTTCTGTCTCTATTTTTTCATTTGCAGTAATAGCATAATCAGCTGACAGGCGCTTTGACCTGTCTATAAATTTACGCAACGCTTTTTGTTTAAAACCTGAATCGATACCCTTATCTGATGCTAAAATATCGACGTTAAAGCGGCCTCTCCCTATTTCGTTGCTATCACCCCATTCTGTTACCGTGGCATCAACGCCCAAGCTTTCAATCGCCAATTCTACAGCATAAAGCGTCCCTTTATGCTTATGAATTTCAACACTATTCCTAATGACGTTGCGTTTTATTTCTTCAGACCATTGTTCATCCCACACATCAACAGATAACGACCAGGCCAACCAGGGCAATAAATTACTAGGACAACTATCAACACGCCACAACTCACGTAAGGGAACAGGAAGCGCATGATTTACGCGCTCAATATTCTGCTCAAGTAGCGTGCTGTTAGACGGTAAAATTGATTTAAATTCAGGCATCACGTCCACCAAAAGCGACGTTTATACCCGTACAAAACGGGGCTTGCCACTGCTCGCAACGGATAGGTAGACTCATATCAAACTCAACCCTATGAACGCCGGTCAAATGCGTTTTTGCAGCTATCGCAGTTAATTCAATATCCGCTCCCAATTTGTGATGAGACTGAACAAATGCGTTTAAATTTTTTCGTGCCAACTCCAGCACAGGTTCTGGCGAGGGGCCGTAATTCAGAATCAGACAAACATTAATTGAATACCTGATGATTTCTGCTGACTGAATAATTAGCTGATCAGCAATCGGCCGCGTTTTCTTATCATTCAGAGCGTCTGAAACAATCGCCAATAATGAGCTGGGGGCAATGCCTGAACCATCACGCCCTAAAATTGTAATAACTACCTCTGAGGCAGAGGGCGAGTAACCCGACGCATCTTTTACTCGACCGTCCGCTGATAGCGCGTGATACAAATAAGATTCCTCGCTACCTGCCGTTGTAAACTGATCTAAAGCCAACGCATATCGCCGCCTAAAAGCTTCGTCCGGCTCATAAATCGCGAATTCGGTATCAGTAGGCTCTTTTATCATTAGACGCTCTAGGCCAAATACCTTAAATAGCTCGTCCTGATCGCTACCTTTACAGTAAGCTGGCATCACAGCTAAAGCAGCGTCATTGATACGCTGTCGTAATAATAGCTCCCTATAAGCTGCAACCTCCAACAACCGAGTGACAGGGTCACTTTCAAGATCAAGATAAAAAAGCCCAGATTCTTTATCGACAGGAATTTTCCAATACCTCTCCCCGTTAGTTGATTCAACTAAATCAGCCGATTTAACAATGGCGTGACTATTTTCGTCAATTAAGTTGGGCTGAATGGCATTAAATTGCGTTTTTAGCTCTGATAATATTGCCTCATAATCTAATATTTGAACAACATCAGGCACAGGCAGGTCAGGTAAAAAAATATCCTGAGAACTCATAGAATTACCCCATCAATACTAATCAAATCACCTAAATACTCACCGTCAAGCGTCAAACTAAGCCGTCCATTTTCGGTAATTTCTGTTGATTTTAAATGACTTAGCTTAAACCGAGGTTCCCACTTATCTAACGCAATAGCAGTCGCTGAAAAAATTTTAATAATTGTATCGTCATTCATTGGCGCATCAACTAAATCCTGAACACCCGAACCGTAATCGCGCCGCATGACTCGCGTCCCAATCGGTGTCGTTAAAATATCGGCGATAGATTGACGCAGATGATCTATACCCGTTAATTTTCTGCCTGTTGTTTTTTCAAATCCAATTCTACTCATTATTTTTGCGGAGTTGGCTTAGGTGTTCCGCCGTGCACGTGCCTGTTATAAATTTCACGGTCAGCTTGCATTGAGCGTTTTTTATCCAATACATGCCCTTCGGATTTTATGTTATCAGTGGCGGTAATTTTTCCAGTCACAGTTACATCACCGGCAATACTAATGCCACCGTCCGCGACGATTTCAACTGTCCCATCCTTAGGCAAAATCGCTTTTAAATGATGCTTTTTGCGATCATACTCAACGACACAACCGTCTTTATAAGTCATTCTGTGATGATCTTCGGTGTTACCTTCAGTCGGGTTGGGAAACGAATCTTGATATAGTGATCCTAGAACCACCCCTTGATTAACTTCCCCCGACGGGCATAAAACAATAACTTGCTCATCTTTCTCTAATGCGTGCCAGGTGACATTATTGTTCGCACGATGTACTACCCACGGTAGCCACGCGCTCAAAAGGTCGCCTATGCGAACTTTCAATAAAGCTTTGTCGTAATCAACCTCTTCGATTTTTCCGAACCGCAGTATATTACTGGTACGTCTATCGCCTTCAGTTATATTAAAGTGATTACTCATACAATTTGCTCATAATCATCTTTATGATCCACACCAATCCTAGGGGATTCACTCCAATAAATTTCATTAGGAATTGTGCCATCTTCTTGATAAATATCTT